CGGAAAATTATTAATACTTAGCGCGGCTGCGGGTGCGCAAGTAACTTTACCTGCTGTAGCAACTTCTGCTGGTTTTTCTTACAAGTTTGTTGTAGGTGCAACTTTCGCTACTACTGCGTGGACAATTAAAGCTGCTACTTCGGTTATTCAAGGTGGTGTTATTGTAAATTCAGTAAACGTACCGGGAGCAAACGAAAACACTATTACTTTTTCTGCTTCTGCGGAAACTATTGGTGATTTTGTAGAATTAACTTGTGACGGTACTAACTGGTATGTTTTCGGATTGGGAACTTCTGCGGGTGCAATTACATTAACTGTTGTTTAATAAATAAAAAAAAATTATATCAAAATGGAAAAAATTAATTTAAGTACTACTACGTCAATAAGCACTACATATGCTGGTGAATTTGCGGGTAAGTATATTGCTGCGGCTTTATTAAGCGCACCAACTTTAGAAAAAGGCGGAATAACAATTATGCCTAACGTAAAATTCAAGCAAGTAATTAAGAAGGTTGCTACGGATTCAATTATTGCTAACGCAACTTGTGACTTCGACCCTACTTCTACGATTACTTTGACTGAAAAAATATTACAACCTGAGTCTTATCAAGTTAACCTTACTTTGTGCAAAACTGATTTTCGCAGCGACTTTGATGCCATTCAAATGGGTTATTCAGCGTTTGACGTATTACCAAAGTCATTTGCTGATTTCTTAATCGCACACGCTGCTGAAAAAGTTGCCGCTGCTATGGAAACTTCTATTTGGCAAGGTGTTAATGCTACAGCGGGACAATTCGCGGGTATTATGACACAACTAGACGCAGACGCTACTTTACCTGCAGGTCAAAAGATTGCGGGTACTACAGTAGATGCTACTAACGTTATTGCACAATTAGGTTCTATTTTAGACGCGCTACCTTCACAACTTTACGGTAAAGAAGATTTGAAACTATATGTTTCTAACAATATCTATAGAGCGTATGTACGTGCTTTAGGTGGTTTTGCTGCTGCTGGAGTAGGTGCTAACGGTTACGATAACAAAGGAACTAACCAAGTATTGAACGATGTTTATTTTGACGGAGTAAAAGTATTTATGGCTCCGGGTCTTGCTGCTAACACTGCGTTACTTGCTCAAACTTCTAACTTGTATTTCGCTACAGGATTGCTTAACGATATGAACGAAGTTCGAGTTTTGGATATGTCTGAAAATGACGGTTCACAAAACGTAAGAGTAATAATGAGGTTTACCGCAGACGCTAAATATGGTTTTGCTGAAGACGTAGTTTCTTACGGAATTTAATATTATAATAACTATTTATAGGGTGGTGAAACAAACGCCACCCTTTTTTTTTAACATTTAAAAACTAAAAATTATGTCTTGTGAAATTGCAAACGGCAGATTAGAGCAATGTAAGGATAGCGTTTCAGGTCTTAAAGCAATTTATTTTATAAATTACGATGACTTAGACGTTGCTAACGTTGTTTACGATGCTACGAATACTGACGCTATTGAAACGTGGGAACCAGCCGCGACTTTAGACCTATTCAAATATGAACTAAAAGGTGCTAACTCTTTTGAAACTACAATTAATTCAAGTAGAGAAAACGGAACTACATTCTTTGAACAAACTTTAACGGTACAATTTAAAAAGCAGGATGTCGCTACGCACAAAAATATTAAGATGTTAGCGTACGGACGTCCTAGAATTGTTGTTAGAAGTATGACAGACCAGTTCTTTTTGATGGGACTAGACCAAGGCGCTGACGTTTCAGCGGGTACTATTTCTTCAGGAAGTGCTTTGGGTGACTTTAACGGTTACGGATTGACTTTTACAGCGCAAGAGGTAAGCCCCGCGAACTTCTTAGAATGTACTACGGAAGCGGGACTAGCAACTTTGTTTGCTACTGCTGCGCCAGTAGATGCGAATATTGTAACAAACTAGTATTTCTCCATACACTTTGCGAAGCCGTCTTTTCACAAGGGCGGCTTTTCTATTTAGAAACAAATACTACAATATTAAGTTATATAAGTATGATAGTTCTACAAGAAACGGCAAACGCGCAAACCTTTAGCTTTATACCAAGAAGCCAAAGTTACGATGCTTTGTTTTTAACGGACGACCAAACAAACGTAGAAGTAGAAGTTACCATTGATTCAAGTACGCAAGGTGACTACTTAGACACGATTACAGCGACTTTTAGTTTAACTGAGGGACGTTTCTATAACTTGGTAGTAAAAGACGGTGCAGACGTAATATTTAAGGATAGGGTATTTTGCACTAACCAAGCAGTAGTTTCTTTTAGCGTAAACAACGGGCAGTACACTTCTAATTCTACAACTAACGACTTTATTGTTTATGAATAACATACACGTATTAAAATTAAGCGAATATTCAAGACCTGAAATAACCGAGTCTAAGCGCGAAGCGTGGGTAGAATACGGTGCAGACAATAACTACTACCAATACTTAATAGATAGGTATACAAATTCTACTACGAACAACGCTATTATAAATAACATTACGCGTTTAGTTTACGGAAAAGGTTTAAGTGCTATAGATGCTTCTAGGAAGCCTAATGAATACGCACAAATGATGACACTATTTTCTAAAAGTTGTGTTCGTCAAATGGTAAGCGATATTAAAATGTTAGGGCAATGTGCGGTACAAGTCATATATTCTAAAGACAGAAAAAAGATTAGCAAGGTATATCACGTTCCTGTTCAGCTATTACGTGCGGAAAAGTGCAACGAAAAGGGCGAAATAGAAGCGTATTACTATTGTGATAACTGGCAAGACCTAAGAAACTTTACACCTAAGCGAATACCTGCATACGGCTTTTCTAACGAACCTATTGAAATAATGTTTATAAGACCTTATTCGGTAGGTATGAAATATTATAGTTATGTAGACTATCACGGCGCATTACCATACGCGGAACTTGAAGAAGACATTTCTACATATTTAATTAACGAAGTAAACAACGGTTTTTCAGGACGCGCTGTAATTAATTTCAACAACGGTGTACCAAGTGAAGAACAGCAAACTTTAATTAAGCAACAAGTTTTAAACCAACTAACGGGAACGAAAGGCGAAAAGGTAATAGTAGCTTTTAACAATAACCAAGACAGCAAGACTACGGTAGATTCTATGCCTGTAAACGATGCCCCTGACTTGTACGATACTTTAAGCAAAGAAGCGTTAAGTAAGATTATGTTAGGGCATAACGTAACAAGTCCTTTGCTATTTGGTATTGCTACTACTACGGGTTTTTCTAGTAACGCAGACGAACTACAAAATTCTTATATATTGTTTGACAATATGGTTATTAGACCTATGCAAGAACTTTTATTAGACGCGATAGACACTATTTTAGGTTACAACGGTATAGCCTTAAAGACATATTTTAGAACTTTAAAGCCGTTAGAATTTACTGACTTAGAAAACGCGATGACTGAAGAACAAGCGGTAGAAGAAACGGGTGTAGAATTAAGTTCACAAGACGACAAAATAGCACAAGCGTTAATAGACTTAGGCGAAGACCCTAAAGAAAATTGGCTACTAATAGACGAAGCACCGGTAGACTACGACACGGACGAAGAAGAAAACGAACTACTATCTAAAGAACCACAGCAAAGTCTTTTAAGTAAAATATACAACTTTGTAAGCACGGGCGACGCAAGACCAAATATAAGAAGTAAGCAAGACGATGTTATAGACGGAATTAAGTTTGTTACACGTTATGTTTACGCGGGTACGGTACATTCAGATACTAGACCATTTTGCGTACAAATGATCAACGCGAATAAGATATACCGAAAAGAAGACATAGTAGGTATGAGTACTAAAGTAGTAAACGAAGGTTGGGGACCAAAAGGAATAGACACTTACGATATATTTAAGTACAAGGGTGGCGGTAATTGTCACCACCGATGGAACAAGCAAGTGTACGCAACTTTTGAAGGTACGGCTTTAGACATACCAAACGCTAAACAAATAGCACAAGCGAAAGCGGCTAAGTTTGGCTACGTAGTTAAAAACGATAAGTTAGTTAGTACGCGTCCAGTAGATATGCCGAATTATGGTTTTTTACCAAGCAACCCACAACCTAAAAGAAAAATTGTTAGATAATGGCTGAAGCACTACTTATAACACGAAGCGACTTAGTAAGGTTTACTACCGTTAACGGCAACGTAGACACGGACAAATTTATTCAGTACATTAAAATAGCACAAGACATTCATATTCAAAACTATTTAGGTACTGACTTACTAAACAAAATAAAAGCGGATATTATCGCAAGTACTTTAACGGGTAACTACGAAACGTTAGTAGAATCATTTTTAAAGCCAATGTTAATACATTGGGCAATGGTAGAATATTTACCTTTTGCAGCGTATACAATTTCTAACAAAGGCGTATACAAACACGGTTCTGAAAACGCAACAAACGCAGAAAAAAACGAAATAGACTTTTTACTAGAAAAAGAACGTAAAATAGCACAACACTACACCGAAAGATTTATAGATTATATTAGTTTTAATCAAGACTTGTTTCCTGAATACAATAGTAATTCAAATGGAGATATGTACCCTGACACTAACAATAATTTTATAGGCTGGGTTTTATGAGGCAATACAAACCAAAAGACGAAAACGTAAAGAAGTTAAAACTTTACTTAAAAAAAATAGAAAATGGCGGACAAAAAGATAAGTCAGTTAACGGCAAAAGGTAGTAATTTAGTTGCTAGTGACCGCGTAGCACTCGCACAAGACGATGGCGCGGGTGCTTTTAGCACTAAGTATGTTTTAGGTTCACAAGTACACAATTGGGATATTAACAAAGAGGCAGCAAGTTACACGCTAGTTTTAAGTGACGCACACCATTACGTAGAAATGGAAGATTCTAGTGCTAACGTGTTAACAATACCTACAAACGCTACGGTAGCTTTTCCTATCGGTACAGAAATACGCGTAACGCAGTTAGGCACGGGACAGACTACTATTACACCAATTGCGGGAGTGACATTAAGAAGTAACGCGGGTAAAAACAAGACTACGGGACAATATTCGGTAGCTACGTTATTTAAACGTGGACTTAACGAATGGTATTTAAGCGGAGATATAACAACTTAAAAAAATGGCAAACGCAAACGGATGGGGCGACGGTGCTTCAAATAATAACATAGGTTGGGGAAAAGGCGCAGATAACGCTATCGGTTGGGGTGACATTCAAGCAGATAGTTACGCGGGTTTAACTGACATAGTAGGAGTAGCAGCAGTAGACCCCGATGCACAAGCATTTATCACAGCAGCTGCAATAACAGAACCAACACAACAAAGTGCTATCAATACTTTGGTAGTTGACTTAAAAGGTTATTCTATA